TGCAGCAATGACGGCAAACAAGGCATGCTTGGCATTCCAAGTGAATGCAACGGATGATTCTTATACGGCGTCTGAGAACGTTGTGCAGAACAGTCTAATCCGCGGATCTGCTGCAATTGGTATGCGCTTCCAAGCTGCTGCTGCTCCTATCGGTGTAGGCACGACGCATAATGTGGTCGCTAACAACCGTTTTGTTGACATTACTGGCGCTGACATTAAGTCTGTAACGGCTACCTCGGCGACTTATACGTTCCAAACGACGCAAGTCTCTGGCAATCAGTTTATGGACTTTAATAAAGCTTTGTATTTGAAACTTGACGCTCAAGTTGAGGATAATGGTCTTATTTCGGGTAACTTCTTTGCTAGTGACACGGCATTGGCTATAACGTCAATTGACCTGAGCGGTACTTCTATTGCGTTTGCGGGTAATTTTGCTTCGGCAGGTATTGTTGACGGCACCGGCTTCAACGCCTAAGGAGTAGACCATGCCCCAGTTCGATGATGATTTGTTCCTCGGGACTGCGGTTACTGAGATGGGGATGTCGCTTGGCGACCCCTCCCCTATGTCAGCAGGTGTTGGGCCGCTTGGCCGGATCTATGTATGGGATACAGTCCCGGCCGCGGCGGTTATCAACAACCTGGCAACTGCACAAACCCCTGCGGGTGCTGGTGCGATAACTTTAACTGCGGGTACAAGTGTCACGCTGTTTCGTGTCACTAACTTTCAGAATGGTTATCGGCTAGATGTTCCGCGTGCTGTAAGTGTTAGTACTGGGTCAGGTACGCCGACCTCACGTATCTTCACCGTTGTTGGCTTTGACATTTATGGCCAGGCTATGACGGAGACGATTACATCGAGCGCGGTTGCCTCAACTACGGTGAACGGCAAGAAGGCCTTTTCTGTTATTACGGGCGTTACGGTAAGCGGCGGCACTGTCGTTGCAATTACTGTAGGCACGTCTGACGTAATTGGCATTCCTGTGCGTGTCTCTAACGCTGGCTATGTTGGCAGCGTAAAGTGGGATAACACATTAGCCGCGGATACCGGTACTTTTGTCGCCGCCGATAGCACAACTGCAACCGCAGCCACTGGTGATGTTCGGGGGACTTATGACCCCTCGTCAGCCTGTGACGGCACCAAGCGCCTTGTAATGGGCGTCTTGTTGTCTGCAATCGCAGTTGGCCCCAATGCAACGCGTGCTGGCGCCCTTGGCGTCACTCAAGCCTAATAGGAGATGGAAATGGGTCAATTTAAACCAATGGTCAAGATGATGACCACGGAGCCTACCGTTGAGCTCAAGCTCAAAAAAGGTGGTTCAGTAGAGAAGAAGATGCAAATGGGCGGGACTCCCTCTGTGGATGCCCCGCGTATGCCTACCCGTGGCGGCATGCCTTCTGGCGCTGCTATGCCAGGTACGGCGCCGATGAAGCCGTCAATGGCGGCTCGTCGTCGTGCGATGATGGCTCGACCAGGCGGTGCTGCTCCTGCGGCTCCAATCGGCCGTGCTGCTGCTATGATGAAAAAAGGTGGCGAGGCGCATGAAGATGCAGCTCAAGACCGCGCAATGATCAAAAAGGCGATGTCCGGTAAGAAGTTTGCTACTGGCGGCGTCGTGATGGGTCAAGGCGGCTACGCTACCGGCGGCATCATCAAGTCAGAAATGGGCAAAAGTAAGATAACGACGGCTCACCCTGATAATTCCCCTGCAAAAACAGGTGAAGTGAAGATGGGTAACGGCGGTGGTTATAAGCACGGTGGCGGCGTAAAGATGTACGCTAAGGGTGGCGGCGTTAACGGCAACGTTAGCACGACCCCTCCTGGCGTAAGCGGTACTACAACTGGTAGCGTCAAAAAAGGTAATGCTGGCGGCTACAAGACTGGTGGTGCAGCAAAAAAGTTTGCTGACGGTGGGGCTGTCCAGAGCGATGGTCGTGCCGTCAAGATGCCACAAGGTAATAAGCGCCCTTCGGCGCCTGTAAGCATTAACCAACTGTCCGGTACCTTCAAAAAGGGTGGCAGTGTTAAGAAGTTTTCTACAGGCGGCTTAGGCGAAACTGAGAAGCGCTTGCTTCGTGAGGCTCAAGAGGAAAAGCTAGATCGTAAAGGTCGTGAGGCATTTGAGAATGTGCCAAAGGTCCAGAAGGAACTCGACGAGGCAATGAATCCTATGAGCATGATGAAGGAAATGGCCGGTAAAGTTAAGAAGTTGTTTACTGGCTCTGAGGTGCCTAAGGGTTCTGTTACCAAGACTGAGAAGTCAGTAACGGTCGCCCCAGGCAAAAAGCGTGGCGGTGCTTGCTAAATAAGGTGGGGGCTTCGGCCCCTACTTTTCTAAGGGACGATCATGAAGGTACAAACTGTTTCTAAGACTGGCGTAGGATCAAGCTCTGCGTTAGTAATGAATACGAATATCAGCCCATTTAACGTGGGCTTTGGCGTTATTGCTACTGGCGATGTAACTTATACGATACAACATACCTTTGACAACCCTGCGGTTGGTTTTAGTGTTTGGTATTCACATCCTACGGTTGCAGCCGAGACTGAAAATCAGGACGGCAACTATGCCTTCCCTGTTACCGGCGTTAAAGTTCTTGTGACTGCTGGAACTGGCACCGCAACGATGAATCTTGTTCAAGCGGGGATCTAATGCCTTACGTTGGCTACACAGGCGTTGCCAACCAGGCGAATACCAGCGATGGATTTGCGGAAGGTGTCGGCGCGGCTAATGTCCCAGTTACTGATGGCTTTGGTGAAAATGTTGGCGATGGAGGCGTGGTTGATCTTTACCATAATGCAACGCCAGTCGTTATATTTTATATAGCCGACGAAACGGATGGTGCTGGCCCTGTTACTACGTATGTTTTACAAGAAACCGATGAAAAAATTGTATTGGAGTCTTCATAATGGCTGACCAGAAAATATCGGCAATGCCAGCGGCAACAACGCCGCTTACAGGGGCAGAGCTTGTTCCCCTTGTTCAAGGCGGGGCGAATGTTAAACTAACAATGGCAAATTTGGCTCAATATTCCGTAAGTACGACAACTAGTTACGGCGCATTTCAAGATGTTGGCGCAGATCAAACAGCAGCGGCAAACGCCGTTACATTGCTTAGAATTGATACAACTGACTTTACGCAAGGTGTTACTAGAGCAGGAAGCAGAATTACGTTAACAAATGCTGGGGTTTACAGCATTATTATTAGCTTGCAGTTGACCAACACTACAGCCAACTACGATAGTTTCACCTTATGGCCTGTAATTAATGGGACTGCCCCAACTGCTTCTGCAAGTGTTGTTAATGTCCCTGAGAAAAAAGGCGGGATTAACGGTCTAGCAATCTTGGCGGTGCAATACACTTATCAATTTGCTGCTGGCGGTTACTTCGAATTTAATTGGCACAATGTTGCTGGGGATTCCAAAGTTATAACATTACCTGCTAGTCTTACAACACCAATTCATCCAGCAGCCGCTGGTGTAATTCTTTCTGTAATTCAGGTGGGATGATGCCAGCCAAATCTAAATCACAGTTCCGGTTAATGCAGGCTGTTGCGCATAACCCTAAGATTGCGAAGAAGGTTGGCATCCCGGCTTCCACTGCCGCTGAGTACGTTCAATCTAACGTGGGTAAGAAGGCCTACAGCAAGCTCCCAGAGGCTAAGGCTGCCTCTTATAAAGAGGGGGGTAAGTCAACGGTAAATGAGGCAGGCAATTACACCAAGCCAGAATTACGCAAGCGTATTTTTAACAATGTAAAATCTGAAGCCACGGCTGGGACTGGTGCTGGGGAGTGGTCTGCTCGTAAAGCACAAGTTGTAGCAAAGCGCTATAAAGACGCAGGTGGTGGTTATCGTGATTAAAAAGCCACAACAATCACTGAAGGCTTGGGGCGACCAAAATTGGACGACCAAGAGTGGTAAAAAATCCTCTGAAACTGGTGAGCGATACCTTCCAGCGTCTGCAATCAAAAGTCTGAGCCCTGCTGAGTATGCTTCAACGACCAAAGCAAAAAGAGCAGGCAAAGCTGCAGGGAAGCAATTTGTAGCGCAACCCAAAAAGATTGCGCAGAAAACAGCCAAATACAGGTTTTGACTATGCCAAAAAATAATGCATCAATAGCTAAATCTTTAAAAAAATCTGGGTTTTATGATGCTGGCAAAAAGAAACCAGATCGGCTGAGTATTATTAATAACGTAACAACTAAACCTCAACGGTTAGAGATGGTTGATAAATTATTTCTAGAAAAAAAGTTAAAAAGTGGTGGTGTGTCTCTTGCTGTTGGCCGTGGTGAGAAGATGCCTGTTGAGCGTGGCGCCGGGTTAACGCAAAAAGGCCGCGAGAAGTATAACCGCGAGACTGGGTCTGAGCTCAAAGCTCCGCAACCAGAGGGTGGGAAGCGTAGAGATTCATTCTGCGCGAGAATGGGTGCAGTAGCGGAAAAGAGTGAAAAAGGTAGTAGGTCCCGAGCTTCGATGAAGCGTTGGAATTGCCCCGGTTGGTAAGGAGAATATTATGCCAAGATCAGCAGCAGATGCATTTGCAGAATTAAATTCGGAAATAGAAGGTGGTGCAGTTAATGTTGCCCCACAAGGTGAATTTTCTGAAGAAGAAAAACAAAGATTTAGACAGATGCGAAAATCGGGTAAGGGAACAAAATTAAAAGATATGAACCCGTTGGACAGAGAGCAATTTGAAAAAGATCGGCTTATGTTGGATCAAATTGGTAAGAAAAAAGGTGGCGCTATTTCTACAAGTAAGATTAGCACTGCAAGTAAGAACAAAAATCAATGTAACTGGTAATCAAGGCTCATATGGCTAAAGCTAAAAAGATGGCTGATGGTGGATTGACCGACATGGGCCCCGACATGGGCGCTAATGCTGCTACGGGCATCGATAAGATATCTGAGGGTGCGCAGGCGCTTGGCTCGTCTCTTAACCAGATCAACCAGGCTGTGGGAACGTCTACGCCGGGCTTTCAGGCTATGACCACCTTGTCCCCATCCCCCGCGGGGAGTTTAGGCCGTCAGCTCGGATACAAGAAGGGCGGTAGCATCAAATCAAAGGCAAGCACGGGCGAGTCTCGCTCAAAAAAATCACCTGGATGGTAAGGGGTTGTTATGTCATATTCTGGGTCAGTTGGCACTACAGTCATTAATGTCCAGACGTTAATCGATCATGGCGCCCGTCGCTGTGGGAAATTAGCGGAGGAGTTGACCTCTGAGCAGTTATTGTCAGCGCGACAGTCGCTGTTCTTTGCCCTTTCGCACATAGCGAACTTAGGCATTCAGTACTGGGCAATTAATAAGAAGGTTATCGGCCTCAATGCCGATCAGTACATCTACGAGATGCCTCTTGGCACAGTTGATGTGCTCAACGTCCTCTACCGGCAGATGAGCCGCCCTGTTGGTAGCTACTCAAGCTCTGCCGGCGGCGTGGTAGCAAACGTGGCTGATAGTGATATTGACACCTTCTGTCAGCAGGCCTCGGCTAATGGCAACATCCAGGTGAGCTATGGAACTGATAATCCTATTTATGCTGGCAGCATTGGGATTCTTCCTTATGTTGCTGGTGGCGGTTCTGCTACTTGGTCCGTTATTTTTGAGTACTCCACTGATGGAGCTACTTGGAGCACTCTTGACGACCTTGGGTCTGTTGTAGTCAAAGATAATCAATGGATTTGGACTGACGTTGATCCTGGCCAGACCGTTGAATATTACCGTGTACGTGTCTATGGCGGTGCGACGCTGGCATTGCGTGAGTTTTATGTAGGTAATAACTCGCTTGAGGTCCAGATGTCCCGTCTCAACAGGGACGATTACACGAACCTGCCAAACAAGAACTTTACTGCCAATCAACCGTACCAATTTTGGTTCAATCGGACGATCCCGCAGCCAGGTCTTTACTTGTGGCCCGTTCCTAGCGACCCGTTTATTCAGATGACGACGTGGTACTCGCGTCAGATTATGGACGTTGGCGCCTTGACAGACGAGCTTGAAGTGCCGCAGCGGTGGTATGAGGCGGTTATTTTTATGCTGGCGCATCGGATGTCGCTAGAGCTGCCTGCGGTGTCGGATAACCGCATTACGTACCTTGAGAGAATGGCTGAGAAGTACTTCTTTGAGGCAGAGCAGGAAGAGCGAGACAAGTCGCCGATTTATCTTTCAGCAAATCTTTCGGTATATACCGCCTAATGCCAATATTCTTAGACACAACTGGCCTGACAAGTCTTGCAATCGGTATCTGTGACCGGTGCAAGATGAAGCGCACGTTTGTCTCATTGCAGTCGGACCCGAACTTCCCTGGTCTGCGCGTATGCGACCAGGGTTGTAAGGATCAGTTCGATCCGTATAGACTACCTGCTAGGAAGACGGAGCGCATTAATTTGAGATTTCCTCGCCCAGATACGAGCG